ATCGCCTGCACCAGGCTGTTGTATTTGGACGTTCCGCTGTTCAGGATGGACAGCATGCCGACACCGGCCTCGGAACTTGACCACATATTGTTGAATGCGGTCGTGTCACCGTCCACGCTGTCCGCCAGTACCTGCAAAACGTCCCCGAGGGAATTGCCCTCTGCCATAAGTTCGGCGAAGGTCTTGCCGGTTTTCTTCTTGAGCGTTGAGCCGACAACAGAACTTGTGCTCCCAAGTTCGTTCAGGGCCGCCTTGACGTAGGTCGTCGCCTGGGCGGTCTGCGTACCGTTGGCCGTCAGCAGTGCATAACTTGCCGACAGGTCTTCCAGATCCATGTTGTACGCCGCCGCCAGCGGGATGACCATGCCCATGCTTGCACCTAACTGTGCAACGGATGTCTTGCCCAGGTTCTGCGTTGTGATCAGGACGTCTGAGATCTTCGCCGCATCATCTGCTGACATACCATAAGCGTTGATGGCGGTCGTCAGGATGTCCACGGCGGTCGTGGTGTCGGAAAACCCACCGACAGCCAGTTTATTTGCCTTGCTGGCAAAATTCACCGCACTTTCGGTCGCTACCGATGCAGAAATGGCCTGGTAGGCCGCTTCTGCCAGTTCCTCGACACTCTTTCCGGTTTCGCCGGACAATGCCAGGATCTCATTCCGCATATCACCGAGCGGCTCCTGGGTTTCGTCTGCGATCGTGCCAACCTTGGCCATCGCCGTTTTGAACTCCGTGCTTTCCTGCGTGCAGTCCATGAGTGCGTCCTTGATCGCTTTCACGGATGCCGTTACCCCGGCAGCTACCAGAGCCTGTGCAAGGGCATCAATGGCTGTACTTGCCTGGTCTGTCCCTTCCTCGAACCCGTCCCCGATGCTGTCGCCTATGTCAGAGGCACTGTCTCCCACGTCTTTTGCCGCATCCGAAACGCTGTCCACAACGTCCGACATGGCATCCTCTACTGCTTCCGCTGCACTCTCGCCTGCTTCTTCCACAGATTTCACAATGTTGTCCACAGCGTCCTGCACGGACTCTGCGGCATCCTGTCCGGCATCTTCCGCCGCATCTGTGACCGCATCCGCCGCATCTTCTGCTGCGTCCTGCACATCTTCCAGTGCATTTTCCACCTGCTTTGCCGCTTTTTCTGCCTCTTTCCCTGCTTCCTCTGTCGCCTGGGAAACGGCCTGCTCTGCCTGTTTTGCCGCGTCCTGTGCATCGGAGGCAGTCTGCTGCGTTGCACCCTTCGCTGCCTGCTCGATCCGCTTTAAGCCTTTCTGAAATCCACTCTCGTCGATCTCAGTGTCAAATCTTAGTGTTCCGTCTGCCATTTCCTGCCTCCCATCTTCTTATCAGTCTCCCCACATCGCAGCTGCGAACAGGTCACCGATCTGTTCCTCCTCCCGCTCGTCTTCCAGGGATATTGCCCGCTGGATCTTCTGGATCCGCTGGCGTTCCTGTTTGTCCCTGATCTTTCCGGCATCGATCGAACGGTAGCCGATGCGGGTCTTTACGCCGGAATCATCCGGCAGGCCTTCCAGCAGCATCTGGAACTTCTGCCAGTGCAGATATTTACAGGTCAGCAGGTCAATGCCGTAATAGTTCCGGAAATCGCTGACGATATACGGTGCATCCTTCTCATAGCTGAACGTCTGCTTTCCACTGCCTTCACGCTCTTTTTCCTTTTCTGCTGACCGGATGCCGGCAATGAAATCCGTGACTGCCTGGACGGCCCCCTGGATGTCCGGCGGAATCTCTTTTTTGTATAACCGCAGGATCAGAAAGAGCCGGCTGCCCGGCTCCCCTGCCTGCTTCACTTCCCCGATCAGCTTCAGCACTGCCCGGAAGTCCGTCTTGACCGGGTACAGGACGCCCCCAACCTCAACGCTTTTCGGCAGTGGTTCATATAATGGGTTCACAGGTCATCAGCCTACGGTCGGCTTTTCCAGGAACGTGCAGCTCTTGCCGTCTGCCGCAACCTTGGCATAGCCCTTGACCGGTTCGGACTTCACGCCGAACGACCCGGAATACTGCAGTGCATCGGTTCCGTCACCGGATGCATCCGGGAGGATGGAGAACTCACGTTTTCTTGCCACGAATTCATCCTCTTTGGTCGCTTCGCCCTTGTCGAAGAAGTCCACGACCACGATGTTCCTGGTCTCCCCGGTCAGCTCGTCATCGTGCACGGATGCGATGTCCATCAGGATCGGGTTGTTCTCGTGCATGTCGAAGTTATAGGACC